AACAGATGTATCTGTTAATATTGATCCTCTATAAGGTGAGATAAATGCAACAGAATCTTTTCTTAATTCTGCAACAGAAATGAGTTTATTAGCAAGTGCCTGTGCAGATTCTTTGGAGAGTGATCCCGAACCCATCAACAGAAAATCTGTCTTATAATTTTCGGTTGATTCAAAAATATCAAGACCACTAGAAAGTGTTGAAAGAGTTGCGGAAAGAGATCCTGTAGTACTTAAATCAGAGAATCCGCCATAATTTTTACCACCAGAAAGTTCATTTGTATTTGATCCAGCAGCGGCAAAGATTACACCATCCGCTGGTTGATCCCATGCTACATCTGTTGCGAGAGTATTATTTGAACTAAATCCTGTTGTTACAATACCAGCAGGAGAATTTAAAGCAAAGATTACAGATGAATTTTCTGCAATATACTTTCTCCAGTATGAAGGACTACCTACAGAGAATGTTGCATCAGTTGCCTTAGAAAGACCAATGTGTTTTTCTAAGATACTACCGGCATTTCCTGTAATTGTTCCAAGAGTATCAATTACAACTACATGTACTTCATCAAATCTTGAGTTTCTTGCTGCTGCATAAGCAGAAGTCCCTGGTCTTGGTGCAATATTATTCCAATTAATACTGGTTGATGTAGTGAGTCCAATGGTTTGTTGATCAAACCAATCTACAACTGATGTAGGAGTTGTAGTTGCAATTCCAACTCCACTGTTATTACTTACAACGGTGGATTGATTGATCTGGAACTCATATTGAGAACCACTTGGGTATTCGATATTAGTTACAGTATTTGTTGAAGATGTGTGATTGAGAATTTTTATTTGAAGTAAACTATTACCAATTCCAGTTACAATACCTTTTATATAACCATCAAGAATAGATGTGGATCCTGCTCCAGGATTTATTCTACCAGAAACAGATTGAGTGATACCATAACCAACTGCAATTCCAGAAGTATTAATTCCACTTAGAATTTGATCTGCTTTACCATCAATAATTGCAACTCGAACACCATTTGACCATGATCCTGGATTTCTTGCTGCAACAACTACATTTTGAAGAGTATTTTCATCATATCCAAGATTATTGTAATGATCAAGACTATCAATTTTGACACTTGATGCCGTACCTACAAATCCATTTCTTAAATTATTATCATTTGCCCTTACAACTCTTAGAGATCCACCATATGCAAGATATGATGAAGCGACCAACCAATTTTCATAATGTTTATCTGTTGAATATGGTTCTCCGAAAATTGTTAGTAAGTCGTTCTCATTTTCTACTAGTGTTGGTTGATCTACAGGCCCTTTTGCAAAAGGTGCAACAAGTGCTGCAATTTTGTCAGATGATGGTTGAGTTCTACCTAGGGTTAAATCAAATTCCTTTACTACAATTCCAGGAGATGCTAAATTTAGCGGCATCTTTATTTCTCCTACAAATCCAGAATATTCTAAAAGTATTTATAAATTCCTACCCTTTAGTCATCTATAGTCCCACATATAGTTCCATTCATTTGAAACATCCCCATATTCATCAAGATTCCATACTTCTAATGCATGATTATCTTTTTTTGATCCGGCAAATACCCATCTATCACCGGTATCTTTATCTTCAATAATTTCATCGTATGTATTCAAACCATCAGAAATAAATCCAAATGGTGACATATCTTGCTCGATTTGATTTTTTTGCTCCTCATAAATTCTTTTACGAACATCATTGCTCGTCATTTCTTTAAAGTAATCCTGAGCAACCAACCAAGAGAAAATTACAAGACACATTGCAAGATCATCATTGCATCCCTCTTCTGCCTCAAATGAATTATGACGCTGTGCAAATGTCGTTAATTCTGATATAATATCATAATCGTTTGTCAATAATTTATCATCTTCCATCAAAGTTTTTAAATTAGAGCATCCTAATTTTTTCACGGCAGCAGTCATTCTCACTCCTAACTGTGACTTTTTACCACTAAATCCAGTTCCAACAATTTGGCCTGCTCTACCTCTCATGGCACACATGAGAACATTGTCATATTCCAAATCAAAATGTAAAATATTTGCTACCTGATCTCCAATATCATTGACTTCCACTAGTAACCAACAATCATTATATCCTTTTGCAACTTCATAAATGATGCTTGGGAATAGCATTGGTTTGATCTCATTATTTTTATATTTTGCCACAACTTTATAAGGGAAATTTGTAATATCAAAAACAACAAATGCAGAATAATCATTTCCAATACCACGAGCAACATCGACTGTCATTAAGTAATTATTTTCCGGTTTTGGGTTCTCATAAAACATCCAATCCAGCATTTTTTTAATTGGATCATCATAAACGAGATTTCTAAGTTTTGATGGATTGATAAGTGTATTGACGGAACCTAAGAATTCCGTTTCAAATTCCACCTTAAATTGTTGCTCAGAAGTATTGGCAATCGTTTGTTCTTTCCATTTTTCATCTCTTCCTGGAACTTCAGACCAATGAACATCTGTAGGCACATATCCATTTTTACCTCTTTCGGCATCGTGCCACATACGGTAGAAATGATTCATACCGCGAGGAGTGGATACAATGATTACTTTCGTGCTTTGTCCTGAAGAAATGGTAGGATAAACAGATGCAAAGAAATCATCAGCAATATGATTTGGAATAAACGCAAATTCATCTAAGAAAATAATATTATAAGATCCACCACGAACTGCAGATGCAGATGTGGATGCCGCCATAATTTTGGATCCATTTTCGAGTTCTAGACTACCTCTATTCCATTGTAAGACGCCTTGTTGCATCCACTTAGGCAAATTCTCATAGGCAAGTTGTAGACGCTGCAGGAGGTCTCTGGCGGTCGATGCTTTATTTGCAAGAATTGCAATATTTACATTATCGTTAAAAAGTGCATAGTGCAGCAAATAAGTTACTGTAGTGGTGCTCTTTCCTGTTTGTCTGGGCATTTTACAGATATTAAATCTATGCCTATGGAAGTTTTGAATTAATTTTTCTTGAAAAGGGTATAAACTAAAAGGAATCAATCCATGATCCAGAGAAACAATCTTAAGATAATTCTTTGCAAAATAAACAGGATCGTCTTTACACTTTAAAAATTCAATGACCTGTTCTTCAGTCCATTGGATTGGTGTATTTGCTCTCTTTAGATTTGGATTGGAAAGATAAGCGTCTTTCTGATTCAGTTGAATATCTTCAATTGCCATAAGATTAAGTTAAATCATAAAAACTTAAAGCACCGATACAGTTTCCACTTCCAGAAATTGCTCTGACTGCTAATGTGTATATATCACTGACTTTTGCCTGAGTTCGACCTAACTGCAGATCCCAATTATATTCTGTGCTTTCATTTAAAGGAGTTGATGCTTTATTTGCAGATGAAATATATTCTGCTCTAACAACTGTTCCACCAGACATAGAAGTTGCAGTTGTATTTTGCTCCACATTTGGAGATGATGAATTTACCCAACTTCCACCATTAATTGTTGCATTTTTAATCAGAGCAATCTCATAATAAACTGATGTTGCACTATCTGGAAGTGCATTGATTTGATTTGGAAGAATAACGGCATCTTCTCTTCCTGCTTTGAGGCGAATACTTACAAGAGGAATGAAAGTCGTAGATGCTACCGAAACCAATGCGTCCTGTCTTGCTACATCTGATGCAACTCTTTTTTCATATCCACCATTAGATTGAATAGATGCACATATCTGTTTAAATGTAGATGATGATGTTGTAATTCCGGTATTAAAAATCTCATAACGAACTGGAAGTGTTGCAGTAGTCATATATGTACTATCAATCACATTGGAGTGATTAAAAATATGTAAAATATGAAAAATACCATTTTCATTAACCACACCACAACGAACAGCACCAACACCTAACCATTCATATTCTGTAAATAAAATTTGTGCTTTAGTTAAATCTAATCTTATCCCACTTGGATTACTTGTACTAAAACCAGTCCCATCAAAAGTATCTCTATTCCACTGAGATTGGGGAACACGAATTTCTGTACTAATTCCAGACCTTTCGGTTCTCATTACAAAGTATGCCGTAGTAACTCCAGCAGCACCTGTTTGTTGTTCTAGAAAAACACCATTTGTTGATGATGCATAACCAACTCTCTGTGTAAGATTTGGTTTTGGGGGGTTCATTACAAATGTTTGAAGAACTTGTAATGACTTTCCTGGTTGATATGAAAATACTCTTTTACTTTCTCTTACGAAAGAACAACCAGAAGTTGTTCCAATTCCTAGTGTTGCAGTACTTTGATGTGTAATAATTCCAACTGTAGATCCAGAACCAATAATTACGTCGTCAAAATCACCGTCTTGCTCATATCTATGAGTGGAATCAAATAATGTATATGCATTAGAAACCTTTAAACGACCAAAAAGGTCTCCACTGAATCCTTGCCCTAAGTCATCATAAATTTTACCGTACTTATCAGCACGCATATAAACCTCAAAGAGAGTTCTCTCCTGATTCAAATAATCTTGTTCATTTTTATTCCACTGTGCCATGAATCAATCACTCCAGGTTAAACTTTCTGGTCTATATCTTTGTGCATTTTTAACTTTTACTGAACTTTGTGATAATGGATAAATGTTATGAACAATTGCTCCAGGATATTCATTTTGAAGTTGTTCTGCGAGTTCATTCTTATTCATTAATTTACCTTCAACCTCTAAACGATATATTTTACCTTCCCACACTACATCTGCAAGAAATGATTCATTTGCTTGCTCTTGAGGTGAACTATTCATGTAAAGATTTCCGTTAAAATCTCCTGCAATATGAATGGATTCAGATAGAAACTGTTGAAAAGATTTCATTTGCATCTCCAGCGACGTAGTGCTTTATTGATTCTTGAATCTGGGTCTCTTGCTGTTTTTGCTGAGGTTAACTTTGAACGCATTCCAGTCATACGCCGACAAAATGACGCACGGCGCTTTGCTCTTTTACCTTTAGGACTCTTTTCGGTCACCGCAGTTTGAAGTTCTGACCCTGGATTTTCTTTACGATAAGCATTAACTGCTTTTTGACTTAGACCATCAGTTTTGTCTTGACGGTTTACTTTCTGCCAATCCTCAGATAATCCAAAATCTGCTCTCCAGTTTGAATATTCATCATATCCTAATCCTAATGATTCTTTAATTTTAAATGATGGCAATGATGGTCCAGATAATTTATTTGCTGCTGCTTCTCTTTCACCTGCAGTTGCACCTCTATCTGCCAGTTTTCTTATTTTTTTTCTTTTTCTTGCCTTGGAAGCATCATCCGAACTATGTGAAATATTGAAACTCACTCCTTCAGTTTTCATCTCTCCACTATCAACATAATCCGCTGCAGAATCCAAATAATCTGCTGCTTTAGTAATCTTTGATTGTACCCATGCTTCAATATTACCTTCACCCTTCATCTTTTTGCGAAGTCTCTTTGCGGCAGAGACAATAGTTGAAAGTTCAGACCTTGCCATAGAATGCTCATGGTCATAAGACTCTGGGAAGTTTCCAGGATGTGGTGAATTTGGATGATAATCACCACTCAATTTTGAAGGTACAGAATACATATCCCAAAATTTTTCTCCATATTTACACTCGCTTCTCATCTCATCCTTTTTACATTTTGGACAATATCTGATCATTTGAGTCTCCTCGGATTGTGTTCCCCAATTTGCAGCACCAACTCTACGACACTTGACTAATGCTCCAGATGCATATGCACTTGGCCAAACATCATATCTTGCTCTTACTTTATGATAACACTCATCCTTTTTACCACTACCTTTACCAGGCCTATCTTTTTGTGCTTCGTGAAGTTCCATGGATTCTTTAAGTTTTGGTTCTGCTTTTATGTAATTTGGATCTTTTTTACCCTTTGCGAATGTAGGAACATTCGTTGGAGATGCTCCACCAGATTTACTCTGTTGACTTTTATCTTTTTGTCTTTTTCTACGAACTGCTGATCTAATTAATGATTTACCTTTTTTTCCTTTTCTTTTTAGTGCTTTAAGTCGTCCGCTACTAAAGCATTTAGGGGTTTTAGTTTCACCTGGTTCATTGGCACATGGAGAACCATCTGCTTGAACCCATCCAGGTTTACCATCTTTAGATTTAGAACCTTTAAACCAATGATGTAGCGTTCCCTCACTCACATCTTTAAATTTACGATGTTCATTTTTTGCACTTTTCTCCATCTTTTTCAATCGAGTGTAATAATCAGGAATTTCATCGAGATGTTGAAGGGCAATATCAGTGGCAAGGTCTTTATCTTTTGTATGCTCATTTTCAATAGGAATACCCATTTCAAGTTGATTTTTTATAAAAGAAACTTCAAGACGATGTTTCTTTGCAATTTGTCCAACTGATTTATGAGATTTAACTTCATGCATTTCATTAAAAGGTGATTTTGATTTGGTCTTCTCACCTCTTGCTCTTTTTTTACGAGCAGCACAGTGTGCTTTTTGGGAAAACCCACTAGGATTATTACAATCAATAGACTTTTTATAATCCTTAGACCAACTCATTAGAAATTAAATTATTCTTTATTATTTAGAAAACCTTGTTTTAGTAATTTGGATAATTCTGAAGTTGATCCAAAAAATACGGCATTATTAGTTACATTGTTTGTGGTTTTTACGGTATCATCTTCAACCTCTTTAAGTTTCTTTTGAAGATCGATTAATTTGTCTGTGACATCACCGACACTTTTAATTAATTGTCCTGCAACTTCATATGCTCTGGCACTTCCACCTTCGCCAGCAATTTCCATAATTCCATCAATTGCTTCTTGTCCCTTTTCAAT